TACCTCAATTAGCATATTGCCACTTAAGGCTGCATTGTCTACAGCCATACGCATAAACCCATTCATAAGAGTCTGAGTATCATCCATATTTTCAGCTAAACCTACACCAAAGATATTGTAAGGGTTAATTTCATAGGGTACTGCATAGTAAGGAATAAGTGTAGGAGTAAATGGATTCATAACAAGACGTAGTACTTGATCATTACAAATCCAAATATTTACACTTACTTCATCTAGGTTTTTTAATTCTTTAGGTATATCAATATCATGCCCTTCAAGAACATCCGTGTCTACATTCCCCCAAAACTCAAGTACCTCAAACCTTTCAGCTTTAGATTCTTGAGCATCATCTTCCATTGCTTGCTCCCACCATTCTTTATTATAGGACTCACCTATATTAATAGCAGTGTCAATAGAGTTTGATCTAAAGAAAGGTCGGTTTTTAAGTGATCGCATTTGAGAACGAGACATCTTATGTCGTTCAATTACGTACTCTGCTTCATCCATATTAATTGCATCTGGATCAGGATAAAAATTCCAAAGAGAAACAGAAGAAGTTTGTGGAATAGTTTTTATAGTAGGAGAGTATTCACCTTCATCATTCCAATTAGGATACTCTTTGTCCATAGCAAATGGACCTTTCATAACCCCTGTACCAAATAAAGAACATTCAAATGCAGTTACACGTAATTGTTTATTAGCATTAGATTCTTCAAGTTGATCATGTATTTTCTTTTCCATTTTTTTAGCTGCAATCATTGCAGGATGAATAGTTACTTGAGTAGGTGTACTTCCCGGTCCTTCTTTAAGAATATCAAGTACAGGCTCTAGTTTATCTTGTAACCCTGCAAGACGTTCTTGTAGTTGAGGATAGGTTTCACCCGGAAGAAGCTGCATATCTTCTTCTGTTGGCCCTGTTGCTTTTTTAATATTATCATCAGTTTCAAAATGTACTGATCCTGCAACACCTTCAGGTAAAGTAGTAGGTTCAATACTAATAGGAAATTTATTATTGCCAAATAAAACATCTATGATTTGACCATAGGCAGCAAGTACTTTTGTTTTAGTTACTTTTACAAATACACGTGATTTTTCTGTAGAAGTAAACTGTACATCAGGCCCATATAACCCACGATAATTACGATAAGCTTGCAACCATCTACGTTCTTCAGTATCTCTAGCTGTAGAAGATTTTGAATATTTACTTTTAACTAGACCAACTATTGTACCTGAAAGAGGATCAGAATAGGAATCTTCTTCACTGTCAGTTAAAGCTGTAGATTCTTCTGAGTCCATTATTTCTTCAAATTCTTCTTCCATATTATTTCCTTAATATCCAAAAATAGGGTCACTTACTTGAAACCCTGTACTAGTAGCTGGGTTATAATCAAATAAATTACTTCTTGGCCTTGTCATTATGCCATACCTTAACGCATCATACAAGTGATCTTCGGCATGTGTGTTCACATCTTCAGGGTTATTTTTATCTAAAGGTAATGCAGGTAATTGTGAAATTAAATTTTTACAATTATTAAATATTACAAGTCTAGGTTCTTCTGTAAACTCGTCTACCTGCAATCGTCTGTGTAATTCATTCTTACCAGCTACCCTAGAGCCTTTTGACCTATCTGATGGCCTCCATCTGCAACCTTTCATAATCATTTGCTCTGCTAGGCTAGGCCCAGTATCACCACGATTATGCCATAGTGAAGAGTCAAGTACACCATATCGTATTTTTTCCTCTTGCTCTACATCTAAAATCATATCAGCTAAATCTGTAGCAATAACTTTACTTACATACATCTCTCTGTATACTATGATTTGTTCTGAAGGAGTTACTGCTAACCATACAACACCAGTATGAGAACCATACCCATAGTCACAAGCTCTAAACTTAACCCAGTTATTAGGTATATCAAAAGGTTCTATGACATGTATATTACGATTAAACTCAGGAAATGCTGCTCCTTCGTTTATGTCCCAATCACCTTCTAACAGTTGCCTACGTTGATGCTCTGGTAAAGATAAAAGATTTGCTTCATACATACCATCTTCTGCTAGGTATGGATTATCAAACAAAGTAGCAGGTATAAACCTACGTTTAAATAAAGGTTCACCTTCTCTTGAGTGTCCTTTAGGCCATGATACTATTTCACCAGTGTTTATATCTGTAGCCCAAAAAGATTTGTTAGGTGTTTGAGGATCAATAAAAGTTTTTTTAACCCATTGATGCCCCGGACCTCCGGGGTTACTAGTAGCTCTCATGTATAAAGGTAGCTTACTATCTCTATTAGTACGTAACCTTGACCTCATATAATCCCAAGGATAAGGGCTAGGCCATTGTGTAAGTTCATCGAAGCCAATCCAGTTAAAGGCTTGGCCTTGGTAACGCATAACATCATCATCTCTGTCAAGGTAACTCATCCACAATGTTGCGCCTGATGGGGCTACCCAAGTTTTATCTCTTTCCATAAACTTAATTCCGGGAACAGCCCTTGGGTATAGCTGTTTAGAAACAGAAATAAGTTCTCTTAGTTCTTCTGTACTACGCCTAACTAACAACATCCTAGCATTAGGATTAGAAAAATATCTTACTGGGTCTGCGATAAGGCTATAGCTTTTACCTCCACCAGCAGAACCTCCATAAAGAACCTCTTGTTCTGTTGATGATAGAAAAGAAGTCTGTGGGCCGGGATTAGGTTCAAAGATTATATCTTCTTTAGGATAACTCTCCGACTGTGTTATTTGTGCAACACTTGAGGTCTTTTCCACCGAGCCTTTCTTCTTCGAGTTTTTTCGCCTTTTCGAGGGCGGCTTTGTATTTTTCAGCAAGGTGGCGTTGTGCTGCAGCTTCTCTCTTACGTTTGCGTTCAATTTTAACTCTCTTCATTAATCCCACATGGGATATGTACCTACCAGATTGTTCACTTAACCAAGCTGATACATCTCTGTAGCTATACTGTTTGAGATATCTTTTAGCTTCTTCTAGTAATTCTAACTCTTCTGGTATAGGTCTAAGTATATCTTTATCTTCAGAGTCTTGTTTATACCCAAAAGGTATTAGTCTGCCTACTCTTACTACTGACCGCCATTCAAACTCTTCATCTTCTTTAGGTGCAGGTAACTCCCACACTTTACCTATGTTACTCATCTTTAGGGGGTAGTATAAATAAAGGATTAGAGGTAGACACTTCTACTTTATCTGTAGCTTTAAATCCACCACGATCAAGAATATCTTTTGCTGCTACTATTTTTTCTTTATTGCCAAGATCAGTAGGATTATCCATAATATGTTTCATAGAGTATGCAGCTTTAGTTGCTGTAGTAGAAATAAACTTCTTAGTTCTTTCTGCAATTTCTTCTTGTAAAGCATTTACAATAGAAGAAGTAGATACTGTTTCTGCATAACCAGCTAGTTTTCTAGCTTGAGCAGGTTCACCTTTAGCCTCTTCAAAAAGAACATCTAAAAACTTTTGTTGTTTTTCTGTTAGGTTTCTCATTTAACTTTCCTATGAGGTTTTACTTTTTTTGCAACTTTCTTAGGTTGAGCCACAAACTGCTTGCCCTTAGCCGTGCCTCTTCGTTTGGCACTGGTTGTAGCAGCATACTCAGAATCACTAAGAGACTTAATAGCTTTAGCAGGAAGGTATCTTTCACCAGTAGCTTTAGCACCTTGTGTAGAAGGCTTGCCACTTTTAGTTCTCCAATCTTGCTTAGTCCAAGACTTAAGACTTTTTTGACTCTTAGCCAACCCACCTGTATTCATCTTTTTAGGTTTACTTTTTGTCATGTTTTTTCTGTATAGCAAAATTAGCAGTAAGGCTTGCCCCCTTGTGAGGGACAAACTTACCGTCATGTTTCATTAGCTTTAAACTACCATCTTTTTGTTTCATCCAATGATAGCCTTTAGGTGCTTCTACTTTCATTACGTGTATCCTCCACCTTTTGCTTTGTATTGCTTGGCAACCATTTGAGCTTTACGAGCCGACCACTGTCCGGGCTTTCCACCTTTGCTGCCAGCCTTAACGGAGGCCACAAGAGACTTACGCATAGTAGGCTTAGTATAATTACCTGCCGCATTAACGGTAGACTTTTTGCCTGATCTCGCCACGTGTTACTCCTATATCTTTGAGAGTTTTATCTGACATATGTTGTAGCTGCCAGTATGCTACTCTTCGTTCTTGTGCTTGTTGTATTGTCTTAATAAATTTTTTAAACATGGTATATCTCCTCTGGTTTGACCACAGAGAAGTTATACCATACTTTATACTATCATACTACATACAAGATTGCAATCCCGTTATGCATTATTTTTTCTTTTTCTTAGCCATACCACCGTACATATAAGCACCAGTTTTCTTTTTAGCCATCCCACCGTGCATCATCTTAGCTGCAGGTTTCTTTTTAGCCATACCGCCTTTATTCATTTTACCTTTACCATCAGCAGCAAATGCAGGAATTTTCTTTCCTGTCTTAGGGTCTGTTACCATTGCCATGCCACCTGCTTTATAAGCAGATTTCTTTTTCATCATGCCACCTTTATTAGCTTGCAATTTTGCTTTCATATCATCTTCCATATTAATTTTTGGCACTGGCTTTAAAGGTGTTTTTTCATATCTAGGTGCTGGTTTAAGATTTTTTGGTTTTGGTTTTGGTTTAGGTTTATCACCACGTAATACTGGTCTAGGTGATATTGCTACTCCGGGAAGTTTATCTATCTCTTTTAAATCTGTGGCATAAACTGCTGCCATTACTTTACCATTTTTGTCGGTGTAGTAAAGACTGCCACCTTTTTTAGCTGCTGCAATACTTTTATATTTTTTAGCTTTAGATTTTTCTGCCTTTAAAGTAGTACCTTTTTCTTTGAGCTTTCGATTAAGATGCTCACGTAGTGATTCTTTTTTAGCCATAGTTTATATCCTTATATCTATTTTTCTACCACTTAACTTTGTGGGACCAGTATTTTGCTGAGAGTTTACTTGTGGGTTTCCCCTGTGCATTATGCCTTGCATAATAACTTTTTTTACGGGCTTTATCTTTTGCCGTCTTGGGAGCTTTACCTGCTCCACTAACGCCCTGCTGTCCAAACCTGATAAATTTATACGTATCTCCTTCCTTAGCCATTACACAGTGAGATTTTGTTTTATGACTAGGAGTCCTCTTAGGTTTATTGACACCCTTGAGTCCTTCTTCTTTCATCTTAGTTTTAACTCTCTCTGGAATAGACAATGTGTATCTCCTAAATATTGGGGGAAACACTGGCGTTTAGCTTCACCCCCAATTAATAATATCACTTATTTACTATCTTCAACGCCTAATATCTTTGGTACACAATAAGCAACTGCCCTATCTTCTGGGGCTATACCATGTGTACTATACCGTTTAGTTATTTCTCTAGCATAATAATTACAATGTTCTATATTATTAAATATCATTGTATCCTCTATACGTTCTCTATCTATACCAAGGTATAGAACAAGTACAAAGGTATACATTACATTAATTCAAAGTGAGGTGCATCAATAAAAGGTCTACGGCCTTGTGATCTACGTAAATCTACATAGGTGTTCATTGCATCTTCCATTGAACCATCCCACTCAGCAATATTACCTATTGTCCAAGCTGCTCCCCATTTAATAGCTACACCTTTTTGTTTAGCAGCAGCAGCCATAGCATTAGCAATATCATCATACATATTTAAAGCCCATGTAATGTTAGGGCCAACATAGGCTACAAGGTCAACTGCACGACCCTCTAGATGTTTACTTTTTAAAGTTTGTGATGCACCTTTAGCTACTAAAGCTTCTTGCTCGGCTAGTGTACGCATACCACAGGTAACACCAAAGTCTACCTTAGTCATACCAATAGCTGCATTAACTACAGATACTAACCCTGCATCAACACCTTCAAGCCTACTAATACTACGTGATGATAATTTAAAACTCATCTAAAGAGTCCTCCCTTACGCATATCGTTGTTGCCTGTTCTAATAAGACCACCTTTGTTTTTCTTTGTGATAGGTTCATCACTACCTTTGCCGGGTGTACTTGCAGAATTAGGATTAACTTTACGGTTATTACTATTAGTAGAACGACCAGAGCTATATCCTTTATCAGACATAGCTTGTTGTACTTTTCTATCTAAAGCTTTTTCATCACCTTCTTGTAAAATAGGTGCAAGAGGTTTTATAATTTTCATGTATTCTTTTCTTAAAGCTTCACTTCGTTTTTTGTATTCAGAATCTGTCAAGTCAGTCTTACTAAGGTTTGCTAACCTGCGTTTAAACAGTGCCATAGCTTGTTTCTTTTTTAAACGAGCTTGTTTAACCTTACGATTATCTGGTCTTGTATTTGCTTCAGTCTTCATTTTTGTTTCTCCGATATGAGCTTTGCTTGCTCTCGTATTTCTTGCTGTTGTTTCTCTAATGTAATAAACTGCTTATCTAACTCAGATAGTTGAGGAATAGGTATTACATTATTTCTTTCCAAAGAACTTACTCACTGACCTCATACCAATACTAGCTGATACAATTCCACCTAATGCAATCTGATACCACTGAGGCATAGCTTCTAAAGAAGTAAAACCTTGTGCTACTATCTGATTACCCCAATCACCACAAAATGCTAGGATCAATGGAATAGAAAACAACA